GATCTACACCTACTGAAATCTGCGCCACGTCGCGCCACGTCGCGCCGAGGTTGCGAAACCTCAAAGATGCCCACCTCGGTGCTGATCGGCAGACACGGGGGAACCTGGCGGCGCTGGCGAGGGGGTTGGGGCCTCTCGATCTCTACGACGCTCGGACAGGTCAGCGGGCGGGGCCAACCGCGCGCAAAGTCCCAGAATCAAACAGGGTATTAACACTTCGGGCTTCGTCGGCAGTACCAGTGAGGGATGAAACTCGCGAAGTTTCGCTCTTGCCGTCCGGATTCGGGTTTCCCGGTGACGTACAGGCGAGGGCAAAAAACTCGGAGCTTCTCATCCGGTGTTCTGGACCCCTCCGTGGCAGGTGTTCGCCTGCCTCGAGTTAACAACTGATTTCTGAAGGAGGAATCATGGCAGATCAAATGGTGCTGAAAACTCAGCAGTGGCTGAATTCGACTTACGGCAATAAAACTGGGTTCGGCTCAGTCCAAGAAACCGGTAACACTGGCTGGGATACAATCAACGCACTCATCCGCGCTCTGCAAATCGAACTGGGTATTACAGCGACGGCAAACAATTTCGGTTCTGGAACACAGTCTCGATTCAAGTCTCGTTGGCCAAACGGCATTACTCAAACTTCTGGCTACGACAATGTTCATGGGATTATTCAAGGAGCCTTGTGGTGCAAGGGATATCGAGCCGAATACGGTGGCATCACTCTTGAGTTTACCGACCACGTGGCCGACTCTATTCGCCAGATGAAAGTCGATATTGGCCTTGGCGATACGAGCGCAACGGTCGATGTTGAACTAATGATGGCGCTTCTGTCAATGAAACAGTTCCGGTTACTCTCTGCCTACGGCGGCAAGACAGCTATTCGTCAGGCACAGCAAGCGATTAACCGTGGGTACAAGAACTACACAGGGATCATTCCCACTGATGGCTTGTACGGGCGTGAAATGAACACGGCTTTAATCCAGGTCCTCCAAGCAATCGAAGGATACACAACTGCCGAAGCCACCGGGAATTTTGGTGCAGGCACTCGCTCCAAACTACGGACAATTAGTAGCGGCACTAACCAGTGGGTATGGCTAGCCACTGTGAGTCTGGTCTGCAACGGCTACTCCATTTTGCCGACCAGCACGTGGAACAGCGAAATCAGCAACACGCTGTGGCAGTTCCAGCAAGCACACGCCTTGCCAGTGACCGGGGTGGTCGACCCAACCACATGGATGAGCCTGCTCACTTCTAAAGGCGACCCCAATCGGCCATGTGTGGCTTGCGATACGCGCTTTGAGATCACTGACGAGCTTGCTGGACATCTTAAGGCTGATGGTTATCAGATCGTAGGCCGCTATCTCAGTGAACCCAACCAAAGCAGTAAGTCTGAGGCAGACTATTTCAAGGCGCTCCGCACAGGCGAGCTAGAGCGAATCGTTGGTCATGGGCTGAAGTATTTCCCAATTTTTCAAGAGTACTCAACTGAACTTAAGTACTTTAGTGTCGAAAATGGGCACCGTCATGCGAAAGAGGCCCAAACCGCTGCCCAACGACTTGGTGTTCCACCTACAGTGATCTACTTCGCCGTTGACTACGATGCCACGGATCCTCAGGTGACCAGCCACATCCTGCCCTACTTCAAGGCAGTAACGCAAAGCCTCGGCGGCGGCTACCGAGTGGGTATCTACGCCTCGCGAAACATCTGCACCCGGATAGCTCAGGCTGGATACGCGGTAGCATCATTCGTTTCTGACATGTCTACCGGATTCTCAGGTAATCTCGGTTTCCCCATCCCCGACAACTGGGTATTTGATCAGTTCCACGAAATCAGTGGATATCGGGGGAAATGGGATCTTGACCGCGTGGCATATTCGGGTCGCATGTCAGCCGATTCGTCGGTGCGCCACGCGCAGCCAGTGAATTACGACGCTCTAGATTTTCTCGATCTGATCGAAGCGCTTGAGAGCCGGTTCGAGGAATTGCGCGTGGTCTATAAGGACTACGCTTTCGGAGAGGATCCGATCACATCCGGCAGCTACGTTACTTGGGTCAAAGTTCCGACTTGGCGATGTGTCCTCAACTACCTATCAACGGTCTACCTCAAGGGAAGCGCAAAGTGGTCCGCGGCAGCTGAAGCATATCGGGAGGCGGACGCGAAAAGGCTGGAAGATGACACTCAAGCGTCTCAGATAATCTCTGCCTTGAATAAGTGGATTCGCTCCGATCGACAAGAATGGACGGACCCCGCAGGTGGTGCAGTAGATATCCCGCATATGAGCGTGACCACCCTGGGCTACATCAACCTCAACCCGCTCGTTCCTGATAAGTGGACGGGATGGGCGGGTGACTTAGCTTCAGCGCTCGGTCCGATTCAAAAGGTTGTTGACCTGAATCCCGGCTCAAACATTATTGCAATAGCAAGGGCTCTTGTTGGCCAAGGGGATAACTATAAGAATCACAGCGGACTTCAAGGTTTGACCATCCCCAATGATCTGCCGAACAACTGCAACTACTCCGACCTGTGTAGCGACGGGGATGCGATCAAACTGGCTGCGATGCTGAAAGGCTCGGGAGCCGACGACCCCAACCTTCTGTCCCGAACGCTGAGGAGCTACTACAACAATCCAGTTTCGCTATTGCAGCGATTCAAGGCGATCTCTGAGAGTGTTGGTGCAAGCGACGGAGGAACCGCAAAGGACAAGTTCTTTGCAGAAATTGATGGCCCATTGGATGACAGATACGTTGGCCTTCTCACAGACGGTTCCAATGGGGCATACGGCTACTCGGGCGTTGAGCCTAGCGAAGAAACCAAGAGGGCAGCATGTCAAGCTCTAGCTGAATTCATCTACTGAGTTTGTCATCTGCTTCGTGGCTGGGGCCAGGCGTAAGATACCTGGCCCCAGCCACTGCGGCATAAAGTGCCCAAGCACCCACGAAGAAGACCAGGTTTTCCTGCCAGTCCCCGACGAAAATCTCGTGTGTGCGAGTACTGCGATAGAACGAGTTCGTGACAACAAGTAGTAATGCTGCTGCCACGCTTGACAAGAGTCGTATCCACAGTGCCTTCACTCGCGGTTGCGGCCATCGTCGTGGCGGGTCAACTATCAAAAGAACCAGGCCGGCGAGGAACGTTCCATAAAGCGGAAGAACCATCAAAAGAGTGCCAGCTGCGGAGAGTCCCGCGGCGGGGATATAGAAAATCCCGAAGCAGATTCCTATCCATGTCGTGTAGGTACGGATCGCGTCCCTGATCGTGTGAGCAGGTGTGCCAAATCGGGCGGAGCTGCTCATGAGCATGTGTCCTGCCACTACCGTGAAGACAATCCAACCGAGACCGAAAGATAGGAGCGTCTCACTCCAGTGTTGAGATCCATAGTGGGTGGAAGCAACTGCATCAAACGCGATGAGCATGGTGGCTGCAAATCCTGCACCCAATACTCGGATCAGTAATGCTCGCCAGAGCGGCGGCTCCCATGTTGATGGCCGATCAATGACAAAAAGCAGCAGCCCGGCGAAAGGTGCAAGCCACAATGGAGTGTTCACCGGGGCGACTTCAGCAGTGAAGAGCAGAGAACCGGGCACTATCGCGAAGCCAAGGATGAGCCCTACCCAATACACGTAGGTCCGAACGAATAGTTTTAAAGACTCAACCACTCACACCTCCCGTGGACTTCAGCACCGAAACCATGACGATTCTACGGCGGGGAGGCGACCCATGGCCAAAGACGGCACCAACAGGGGCCGACGCCGCGTGCGTGCAGGCGCGAAGCCCGGCCCGCTGGGCGAGAAACTCGCCGCCGGACGCCCCGCCACCCGCCTGGAAGACCCGCTCAACGAACCCTTCGACTTCGCAGGTAATGACATTGGCGACGGTGCGGTGCTTGCCGGGGAGACGATGCCCGAACCATCGGACTATCTGTCGGAGATTCAGCGTGACGGCAAACCGCTTGGCGCTGACCTCGTCTATCGGGAGACGTGGCAGTGGCTCGATCAACGTGGCGGTTCCCAATTCGTGGCGCCTCGCCTGATTGAGGCGTATGCGCAGGCGTTTGCCCGGTATGTGCAGTGCGAGCAGGCGATCTCCAAGTTCGGCCTGCTCGGCAAGCACCCCACCACCGGTGCCGCCATCGCCAGCCCGTTTGTCGCCATGTCCCAGAGTTTCGGGAAGCAGGCGAATGTGTATTGGTACGAGATTTACGAGATCGTGCGCGCCACCTGCACCACCGACTACGCGGGCACCACGCCCGGCGACGAGGTGATGGAGCAGCTGCAGATGGCGACCGACAGCTACGGCACGGTGATCGCCTACGGGGACTTCGTCCTCGCCTCGGCCTACCGGCACTTGGGCAAAGGCCGGATCGGAAACGACGCCCGCGTCTACAAGCTCGCCGAGCAGCCGATCTCCGGCTGGGGACCGGACGCCCGAGGCTTCAGTGAATGCGAACTCGACCTGGTCGCCGAGGCTGACGAACTGTTCGCTGACGCCGGCCACGCCATCGCCTGGGCCTTCGCCCACACCAACTAACCAGCACAGGAAGGAGCCTGACGGGCGTGATGCGCACTCTCGACACCTACACGCCGACCCGGTTCATGGCCGCAGGCTCCACCTATGACAAGCGGAAAGCCGACTTCGCGGTCGCGTTCATCCAAGCCTTGAAACACACCAAGGGCCGCTGGTCAGGACAGCCCTTCCAGCTCATCGACTGGCAGGAACAAATCATCCGTGACCTGTTCGGCACCGTCAAAGCCGACGGCTACCGCCAGTTCACTACCGCCTATGTCGAGATCCCCAAGAAGCAGGGCAAATCAGAGCTTGCCGCCGCCGTCGCCCTGCTGCTGACGTGTGGGGATGGTGAGGAGCGTGCCGAAGTCTACGGGTGTGCGGCCGACCGGCGGCAGGCCTCGATCGTGTTCGAAGTCGCCGCCGATATGGTGCGCCAATCACCAGCCCTGTCGAAGCGGGTGAAGATCCTCTCTTCGCAGAAGCGAATCATCTACAAGCCCACCAACTCCTTCTACCAAGTCCTCTCCGCAGAGGCCTACTTCAAGCACGGGTTCGACATCTCCGGCGTGGTCTTCGACGAGCTTCACACCCAACCCAACCGAGCCCTGTTCGACGTCATGACCAAGGGTTCGGGCGACGCACGCACCTAGCCGCTGTATTTCCTGATCACCACCGCCGGAACTGATACGCATTCGATTTGCTATGAGCAGCACCAGAAAGTCCAGGACATCCTCGCGGGCAAGAAGTATGATCCGACGTTCTATCCGGTGATCTACGGGGCCGACGCGGATGATGATTGGACCGATGAGGCCGTGTGGCGCAAAGCCAACCCCTCACTGGGCGTGACGGTGCCGATCGACAAGGTGCGCGCGGCGTGCAACTCGGCCCGGCAGAACCCTGCCGAGGAGAACACGTTCCGGCAGCTCAGGTTGAACCAGTGGGTCAAGCAGTCGGTGCGGTGGATGCCCATGCACATCTGGGACGCGGGAGCCGACCCGGTAAACCTGGACGAGCTGGAAGGAAGACGCTGCTACGGCGGGCTGGATCTTGCCTCTACGACGGATATTACCGCCTTCGTCCTCATCTTCCCACCCTACGGGGACGAAGAAGTACCGGATCGCCCCGTGGTTCTGGATACCGGAGGACAACCTGGCGTTGCGGGTGGCGCGTTATCATGTGCCCTACGACCTGTGGCACCAACAGGGCTTATTAGAGACCACGGAGGGCAACGTCGTCCAATACGCCCACGTCGAACGCCACATCGAGCAACTCGGGACACGCTTCGATATCCGCGAGATCGCCTTCGACAGGTGGGGCGCAGTCCAGATGAGCCAAAACCTTGACGATGCCGGGTTCACCGTCGTGCCCTTCGGGCAAGGCTTCAAAGACATGAGCCCACCGTCCAAGGAGCTCATGAGACTCGCACTAGAAGGTAGGCTCGCTCACGGCAGGCACCCAGTGCTGTCCTGGATGGTCGACAACATTCACGTCCGCACCGACCCGGCAGGAAACATCAAACCCGACAAGCAAAAGTCCACCGAGAAGATCGACGAGGTGGTCGCCACCATCATGGCCCTCGACCGCGCTATCCGAGGCGGTGGCAGCCACACGGGCACGTCGGTGTACGACTCACGAGGACTACTGGTGCTCTGATGAGATCTTTGTCCTTTGGGGACCCTCTACTATTACCGCTTCTGCGTTGTTCATGAGCTCGAGTGGGAGGCTAGCGTGCTGGGCGACTACTTCCTTGGAACTCTTCACAAATGGAGGGGCGAGGTAGTGAGGTACCGGGAAGAAGTCCACTAAGTTCAGTCCGGTGTAGTCAGCCTGGCTGTAGTTGTCAGGGACACGATCCATTGGCTGAATGTAGGCGATATTTGGGCTACAAACTATAGCTCCAGCTGATTCACCAACTAGAATCGCCCCTTCGGCCAGACGCCCTCGAATAATCTGGTCGATTTCTGTTGAGCGTAGGCAATCGAGGAGGTAGAAGGAGTTCCCTCCTGAAAGATAGATTATCTCGGCTTGCTCAAGCGCCTCGGTCGCTGTTCTTAGAGGCATTCTGGCAATATCCACATCGGTGATATTGCTGCCAAGTTCTTTCCATGATGAGCGTGCTGAATCCACGTAGGCTGTGTACTCCTCGTGGGCTGCTGCTGTCGGAATGAAAGCCACACGTTTGTTGCGAAATCCTTCTCCTAAGGCAGGAGCAATGCTTGTGAAAAAAGAGCAGAGAAGCAAATGAGGGGTAAGAGATTTCATATCCTTCACAATACCTTGCAAGGAGCAGATTATGAAACTACTCGACTGGCTCAAACCCCGTACTTCTACCGACCAGCAGATTGGTGGGGCCATTCCTTCTTCTTCGGCACCACCTCCACTGGCCGGGCTGTGACAACGGCCAGCGCCGACTGCTCGATGCCCGCCGTCGAGAACCATCGCACTGGCCCATCGCGGCGGATGCGGAACTCACCGGTCGAGTACCCGAGCACGCGCAGCAACTCCTCGT